CCGCGCAGGCTCAGCTATGTCCTGCATCGACGGCCTAATGCGACCAGAGAAAAACCGACTGTCGCTGAACGGGTCTTCCCGCGCATCCGACATCAATCGCTGCGCCATCATGCGACGCGCAAAGCCTGTTCTCGCTGTTTCGGACATGCAACCTGAGAAACCTGTTTTTTATGGAAGCGCGGGTGTTCATATAACGCATACGTCGCCGCGCAAGCCGGCCCGGTGGGGCCAGGCCCAGGGGGCCATATCGTGCGAATGTCGCATAACGTTAATTATGGAAATGGTATACCTTGCATAAACAATGGTTTAGCATTGCAACGCAGGCCATGTGCCAAAAGTGTCGCTGTTAGGCTAGGATTCGCCCTCGATTACGACACCAGCTGTCGCGTCTGCGCTATTGCGCTCAATGTTGATCTGGACGTTGACAGCGCCGCCCTTTGAGTTGTCGCTGCCAAAGCTATCCCTTTGAGTTCGTTCAAGAAACCAGCTATCTGCACGCCAGTCCCGCTCTCCGGCCCGGCCGATCCGGCGCACCCTGAGTGCCACAGCGGCGCTTTCTGCGGCGCGTACCTCAGCACCAAATACTTCATCATCATTTATCCAGCGAAGCAGTGTGCTTTCACCTATCCCAACGATCTGCGCTGCGTGCTTGCGAGGCACGCCATCCCTTAGCAGCTCTAGTGCTGCGCCTTGCTTGTCATCCCTTGCCATGACTGCAGCGCTTGGTTCAGCCACTGCTTGCGGTTGCAGGGTTGCAACTGGTTGCATTGCAACCTCATCTGGTTGCACCTGGTTGCGCTTACGCAACTGGCGGCGTATGGCGGTCGTTACTGGCGTATGCTCTACCCAGCCCTCACGCTGGCAACGCTTCTGTATGGCCTGGCGCGAAACCTTGTAATCCTTAGATACTGCGTTGAAGCTCTCGCCGGCTTGTATGCGTTGCTGTATCTCAGGCCAATCAACTTGCGCTGGCTGGTACTTACGCATGATCTACCTTTGCAATGAATCCCCAGCCACCGGCACCAAAGGCAAACTGACTTAGCCTATTGTCGGAAGCTGGGGAAGGGTTGCGCAACCAGATATGGTTGCAGTCTATCAGAACCGTACCAGATTTGGAGACAGTTGCAACCACCTTGTCGAAAAAGATCAATTAAGTTGCTCGGAAGCACCACGCCGGACAAGGACACCCCTATAGGGGTGTGTCCATGTCCGTCCGCAGATGGTGTGAAAACTATGCAGGGACATTTGCACGACTTGAACTTTCTAACTTGTAATGCAGCTCAATGAGAGCGTGCCGATAGTTGCGTTTGACGATGCGCGGATCGTGTAGCCCTAGCATGATAGCCAGCTTCTTCCATGCTGGCCCTCTGGCTCTAAAGGCAGCGCTGTGCGCTACAGCCCAGACCAGGCGGCGATCATCTTCTGGCATGATGCTTGTGAGGCGCATAGCCTCATCAAAGTCACTGATCTGCTTTGAGGTCGGGTGCAGTCTTGTCGGCCCGATCTGCGTCCAGCCATAGCCATGCCAGTCGAGTGGGTAGTCTGGCCACGAACTGAGCTTTTGCTTGCGAGTTGCCGGCGGTAGCCGTCTGTCAGTCTCTGCTGCTTGGAGAAACAGGTCGTGAAGCTGTTCTACGTTCATAAAAATACGTCTCCCAGTGATCGACAAACTTGCGCTGTTGGAACGGCCCCATATGCCAGTAGGCTTTCCGGATCTCTTTGTAGCGGTCAAGGCTGTGCATTTCCTGCAGTGAGGCAAAGACCTTTTGCTGCCTGACTAGGAACTCATTCTTCTTCCGTTTATCGACGGCAGTGCGATAAGGGTGTTTCGCCCTTTTCGCTACGCGGCCTATAAGTTGTTGAACTCGTTGCCTTTGCAACTTTTCGCTTGACGGATTTTCGGGCCTCGATAAAATCATGGCTTAAGCAATCTCCTCGCTTACGCGCTCTCGATAGCGCTTTTTTTAATCAAGATTTTTGGTTCTTAGATGGCTTTGGTGATGGCCTTTGGTTAGGGTCATTAACAACGCCATATATAGCTGTGGGGCGGGTTTGCGTTGCGAATCGTTTCGCCTTTTGTCCCTCTTTTTTTTCTGTCGTCTGCGCTTCATAGCTTCAATCGCTGGAGTGGTGCGCGGATAGTTTTTGTATCTCATGCAGCCCTCACGATCTTCAGCCGTGGCACAAGCTGGTCTGCTAGTTCTTCTCTCAGATAGTCCAGCGTCAGTGTTCCAGGCTGTCCCTGTAAGTACTCCGGCAGCATGAGATGCTTGCTGTCGATGCTGGGGAAATGCCTGGACTGATGTCGGCGCACTGGCACGCCATACAGCTCGGCTATGTAGAACAGGCCGCGTCCGTCAGCGACAAGGCGGCTGATCTCACGATCTGCATCTGCGAGTGCCTCATCCCTCGTCATCGTCTTCTTCTTCCGGTAACTCTACATGGCCCCTGCCCTCGCAGACAGGACACTGGCCAAGCCCTGTAGTCAGGTCGCCACCGCGCAGATAGTCCGGCACAGCGATCTCGACCTCGCACTCGCCAGAGGCATCGCAGTGTTCGCACTCCAGCACTTCGCGCCATTCGCCTGGCACGGTTGAGATGCAAACCCTCCGCGCCAGCGTGGTGCTGAAGCCTCTAACCATCCTGGCCGCGCAACAGAAAACAGTAATCATCAAGGTCAAGTACCACTAGCGGACGCTTGTGGTCAGCCTTCAGCACCAGCGCATCAGCGCCTTCCATCCATTCATAAATTTGCTTGAAGCCGTTGGCGCGGCACTTAACCTCCAGCTCCCACGCATCAACTGGCAGCGGGTCTCCCTTGCGGATCACAAGGTCGTTTTTGATGGCGGCACCGCCTGACAGCGGGACGCGGTAGCAATCCAGGCCGTTGGCTTCCAGCTTCTTGCGGATGCTATTCTCGGCCCTATAGCCTTTATCGCGTGACGCCTTACCCATCGGCTGGCATCGGAAAAAAGTCGTTAGGTGTGACCTTCCCGCCAGTCAGGTTGATGATACGTTGCATATAGTCTGGACTTGGCACAGACCGCCTTGGGTCGTGGAGGGGATGGCACCACCGAGTGACAGTAATGGTTTGTGGCACGCCGAGCTGACGCGCCAACAATGATTTCGACCAACCCTGCTCATTTCGCCATTGTTCTAAGGTCATAAGCGAAACATAACTGGCTTGACATCAAATGACAACGTAAGATAGTACCGATATTTGTTTACTGAGGTGTTTTGTATGTCGTTCACCATTCTGCCCACTTGGGCAACAGAAAAACATTATTTTCATCATTCCAACCCGGAATCCGTGCCGGTTTGCAAAAAGTTTTACGACAAGTGCGTAATACGCCCACTTGTGAACAGGTGCTGGCAGATTCTGAAAGATGAGATTGTTGGAGATAAGGATTACGCCAGGCAGCTAATTGAGATCTACAAAGACGACAACGCCAATATGATGTCAGGCCGTGTCGTGCAGGACATTGCCAACAAACACCTTGTCGATGACATGACCTTTGATGAGGCGCTGCGGCACGGCATGGCGGCTTTCGATGAGTACGAGCCGCGCAAATGGGATTTTGGCAAAGACGCCGACAAGCTGGCCATTAACCGAAATGAGCTGGCAGATGTAGCGCAGCACGCCGTTGAGGGCGTGATGGCAGCGCATCGAGAGTTAGGGCTAAACCGGATTACCGGCGAGAGCGAGGTGCTGACCCGCTTGCCGGGGTTGGAGCTGCCCTACAGCGGTTTTCCAGACTTCAGTGGCCAGGTCGAATTGAAGACCAAGTGGTCGAAGATCAACATCAAAGCCAAAAACGGCAAGTCAGCAACAAGCCTGCCATCAAATCCTGATTGGTCGCACATTTGTCAGGTCGCTGGCTACTGGTCTGCCACCGGCAAGCCTCAGCTTATCGTTTACGCCAATGCCAAAGGCCACCGCGTCTTCAGCGCCGCCAACTGCGACCGCCTCACCACTGAGGGTATGCAGGCCGCGCTGAACCAGATCACTGCAAAGTGTCAAGTGCGCGAAAATCTTCTCAAAAAAGCAGATTCCGTTGAGGAGCTGCTGACGCTGGTCGAGCCTGATTTCGGCCATTTCTGGGCTTGGGATGTCCGTCCCGAGGTTCTCAAACAAGCAAAACAAGCATGGGGGTTCCGATGAACAGAAACCTTATCTGGCTTCATGTCGATGAAGCTGGCCGCCCCTTGCGTCCATACAGCCGTTTGCGCGAAGCGCTGCGGGTCATGGGCGTCGTGGTTGGCTGTCTCTTTGTACTGTTTTGTCTTTGGTGCTTTGTCGTCCTTCTTTCACTTTTGGGAGGTTAGAATGGTGCAACAAGATTTACTCGAATGGCCTGGTCGCGCCGGCCCAAACGTCCACAAAGATGCTAGAGACACAGAGATCGAGGCCGCTGAGTTTGTGGCCCCGAAAGTGACGGGCCTGCGGCTCAAGGCTCTCATAGCGCTCAAAGACGCGCCAGCGGGGCTGACCGGTAGTCAAGTGGCCCAGAAAATGGGCGCTTGGATCTACAGCGTGAAGCCTCGCCTGACAGAGCTTGACCGCATGAAGCTGGTTGAAGACAGCCAGCGTCGCGAGAAAAACGACCGTGGCCGCAAAGAAGTCGTCTGGCAGATTACAGCAGCCGGTCGTGAGTTTTTGGAGACGCTGAATGACTGAAAGCAGCAAAATAAATACTGCCATAGCAAGGGCAATGGGAGAGGTGCAAAAGCTGCCCAAGGATGACCGCAATGAACACGGGAAATACAGCTTTGCTTCAATTGACAGATTTCTTGATGCGTGCCGGCCGATATGCGCGGCGCACGGCTTACATCCAAACATCGACGGCGTAGCCTCAGACACATTCATGGCTGGCAGTAATAAGCTGTGGGGCAAATTTAGCTACCGCATCTCGATGCACCATGAGTCGGGTGAAAGCACTGAGCCATCCGGCTTGGATGTCATGTTGCCTTTGACCGGCGCGCAAACTAGCGGCTCTGCACAAAGTTATGCGCTGAAGCAATATCTGCGCGGCTTGCTGATGATATCTACTGGTGAAAAAGACGATCCTGATTTTAATCAGCCAGCACCCAAAGACGGTGTCGAGGCTTCACCAGCGCCGGTTGTCCAGCAACCGGTGAGCGAGAAAAGCCCTGAACAAATGGAAACAGAGATAAAAAAACAAACGACTTTGGTCGGGTTGAACACCTGGCAGCAAGAAAATCTTCATTGCTTGTCGGCGCTGCAACAAAGCGATTACGACCTATGGCAACGTCTTTACAATGTGTGGCTAGAGAGAGAGAAGGAGATCCGAAATGGCAGCACCTGACTTTAAAAACGGCAAGCTGCAGCTCATAAGCGGGTTCAGTGTATCTGATCGCGTTAGCATGAGCTGCTGGTTGAACATTACAGATCCAGCGCTACTGGAAGCGGTGATGGCGCATTACCATTCCACTGGTGAGCGCCCTGGCTTCTCAATGCAGAAAAAGGTCAACGACCGTTACGAGGACGTGGCAAAAGCCAAAATGTTCAACGACGTGCTCGATCCGTATGAGGGTCAAAAGCAGCAGCCGCCACAGCAGCAGGCACCGCAGGGCTTTGCCCCTCAGCAGCCAGCGCCGCAACAGCCAGCCCAGGGCGGCTTTGCACCTCAGCAACCAGCCCCGCAAGGCGGCTTCAGCTACCAGCAGGCCAAGAATGGCTAGGCAGGCTTTGTTGCCCCTGAGTGAGGCGTGCGTGCTTCTTCTTGGTCAATACAACGAGAATGAGCGGCGCAGAGTGAAGCGCTGGATTGAGCGAGGCGTCATTAAGGCAGTCAAGGATGGCGCAAGGTTCTACATCCCGCGTGCAGAAATTACCCGACTAGCAGGAGATTCTGATGGGCAGGAAATGGACGCCAGAAGAACGTGCGCGTCAGAGTGAGGCTATCAAGGCTTACTGGCAGCGTAAAAAACAGAAAGAGGCAATTCAGCAAGGCCAAGCTGCACAAAAGCAAACTCCATCGTATGACTGGTATCGTAAATACCGGCAACAGTTGGATGAACACAAAAAAGATCCATATGGTATTCTCAAATATTGGAATTGGTTGCGCTTGAAGCGCGGAAAATGACAGGGGCGCGGTAGCGCCCTTTCTTCTTACGACTGCTTTGTCTTTTAAAGACAATTTAGACGCACAAAAAAGATATTGTTTGCGGTGCGGTTAGGCTTTTTTCGTCTTCTTCTTCGCGCCGCCTTTAAGCAGATCCGCATCTGCCTTGCGCGCCCCGCCGCGCCCACTGACAAACGAATTTACACGGCCTCTTGACCAACTCGTCATGTTTGTGCCTGGTCTGCTACCGCTCGACAAAAACGCTGCCTTGCCGCGCTGCAGAACCTTGCGAAGAGTTGAAACGCTGAACCGGCTTTCGGCTGCTTTCTTGCGCAGGAAAGCCTCGTCAGAACTACCGCCGCCGCGTTTTTTTGCGGGTCTTTTTTTTGCCTTGGTTGCCACGAGCTTCATTCACCTTTTTCAAATCAATTTTTTCACCACGTCGGTAAGCGGCTGCAGTGCGTTTAATCTCTGCAGCCTGCTTCGACGGATTACGCGCCCCGCGAACATACTTGGACGGAAGTCCTGTCTTTTTGTCCTTGGGAACGCGCTTGAACTTGCGACGAGGCATTTAGTACATACGCCCCATACGACCAGTCCGACGCATTGCCGGCTTTTTCTTTTTCTTTGCCGACGCCTTGGTGGGCTTCTTTTTCTTCATCATCATTTTTTTCATCGTATGACCTGGCATGGAAACCTCCTATTTGCCGACCTTACGCATCGCCGCTCGATGCGCTTCCTTAAATGTCTTGCCAGCACGCATTGACTTACGCATTTCTGACATATGCTTTGCGGTGTGATGCACCTTGTGCCGCTTAAGTGCCGCCTCCTGGCGTGCTGTTAGCTTTTTCATCTTCATCAGCAGTCCCACTTTCTCAGCGCCTTGTTGATCCGGCTGTTAGGATCACGCGCCGTCTTTTTACTGGTCAGCTTCTTTTTCATGCCCAGCATCCTCGCGCAGAAAGACTTGCGACGAGCTGCAGCTTTGGGACTGCGCTTCGCCTGCTTTCTTGAAACGGGTGCCTTGAGGTTCATGCCCTGGCGGCGTGCAGATGCCCTGCCCTTGCGGTTCAGGCCACCAGATGGAGACTTGCCAGCCGACCGCTGCCAAGTGGGCGTCCTAGCCATCTGCGACGGCTCTGATACGGTCGCTGATGCGATAGGCGCGGTGCGGTGTTTGCTCTTTGGCCCAGCGGCTGTCGAGGATTTCGTCGGCTAAAGCCGACCAGTTGCCTTCGTTGGCGTAAGCAATTGATCGTTTGAATTTGCTTAAAGACGGGCGTCCTAATTGAAAGGCCATATTTGCCAGGCACAACTTTATTTCTTCCGGCATGTTGTCAAAATCTTTAAAGATCATACGGCAGTCGTCAATCGTCACCGCAATGTCACTTTCAAACGCTTCGTCGATTCGGTCGTCGCTGACCTCTGTGCCGACTGGCAACGGCCACTCAGGATCATCAAGAGTCACGAGATGGCCCACGCCCATAGTTTTGTGCCCGAGTGAGCATAAATACAAAGAGTTTACGCGCCCCTCGTCGCTGGCAATTTGTTCGCGTAGCAACTCAATATTCATGCGCGCCTCGTCTTTTTCTTTTTTTTCTTCTTGTTGAGAGCTGTGAAGTCAGCGCGAGTGATCTTGTTACGCGGCTTGGCAGCGGCAGCCAGGCGCTTCTGCTTTGGGGAATACTTGGAAAACGGCATTACTTGGCAATCCCTTTTGTTTTTTCAAAGGTACGCAGAGTGCCTAGGCCCAACATGCCCATCAGGACTGTCAGCAAAGACGACATATCGAAGGTCGGTAACTCAGGAATAGTCACGCCGATGTAGGCGCATACAAACATCGTTAGGGGCGCTAAAACGAAATGCCATGCCAAGGCAATGCCGCACGTCCAGCCCACAAAAGGACGCCAGCCAGCTACAAAGATGCTGCGGTGCTGTGCCTCTGCTTTATTGATTTCAAGCTGCCCTTTAGCCAGCTCCTGAGCGTGGTTCTGTGCCATCGTGGCGACTTCATGTGCCAGCCGCGCCTTCTGGTCTTTGTCCTCGATGAACTTGTCCAGCAGGCCAGTTACCGGCCCAATCAATGCTTGGATCACTTTTTATCTCCCATTTGAGTGAACCCCATGTACGCGCCCACAACGCCGCTCAGCGAGATGTACAGCAACGGGCTGACCTCGCTCAGTAGCTTAATGCGGCTGTCGGGTATGAACGGCATAAACAACAAAATCGTGTAGACGCCCATGCCAATGAGCGCGAACCTGGCAAGCCGGAGCTGCGCTAGGTGCTTGCGGCTCTTGTCTTCTGTCTCTCGGATCTCGCGTGCGCGTTCTATCTCTGCGTCAGAGACAATCCCATCATTGTCGAGGTCATAACGCTCAAACTCGCTAGACCTCTCCAGCTTTTTCTGGGCCACTAGGGTGCGCTGCTTCCCATAAGCATTTCTGCCAATAATTGGTTGGGGTCTTGAGCTGATAAAGCCGGCACCGCAGCCCTTGTGCCACGGCCCAAAGTGCTGACAGCGCCCCGCGCAAGAGGGACGCCAGGCTGGGTGTATGCGCCTGGGATCAGAGTCGTTGCTGCAAGGGTGGTTGGCTCCAGCGTCTGCAGCCCCATGCCACCCGCGCCACCAGTCACAATTTGGCGTGCAACTTGACGCTGTGACGTGCCACTGTCAGGCACGACGCCGCCAATGACATCTTGAGCATCTTGCGCCAGCCGCTGCATACGAGCCTCGCCTGCACTAAACTTTGACTGTCGTTTTGTATTGTCGCCCTTGGCCGCAGATTGCAACAGATCACCAGGCGTGAAGCCTTCAACTGTCTTGCGTCGCAGTTCTGCGTTTCTGACGATTTCAAACTGACCATAAGCCTGGTCGATTTGGTTAAGACGCGGTGCAAGTTTTGGGTTTTCACGGCTGATCGCGGCGTTCAATACGCTACGCAAATCCTCTAACGCATCAGCTTTTCGCAACGCCTCTTCTGATCCATCGCGATTCAGACGACTGATGAATCTACGCAAACTCGACTGAGCAAGTTTGAGGCTTTTGCCCGAAAGCTCACCCTCTGGGTTGATGCGATTGATGATGTCCTTGAAAGCACGATTGTCTACATATGCCTTCACGTCTGGGTCTACGCCTTTGGTCACCGTTATTAATTCATCAAGCAAACCAGAGGTGTCTTTGACAGTCATCTTGCCAAGGGTGCGGTTGTAATTGGCGGTCAAGGCGCGTTGGCCAAAACCTATGAGAGATTTACCCTCTAAACCTTTAGGTATCTTGATGCCTAGGGGCGCTAAAGCCTCAGTCACAGCAGCTCGATTGAATCCAACTTGTGCGCGATCTAAAGCGCCTCGCACTGCATCACCGACGATGAACACATTATCTGCAACGCCTTCCTCAAGCCGCTTCAGTCCGCGCCCTATCACACCGCTCTCTCCGACCGCTTGGCCTGGCGTCAGCGGGATACCCTTTGCTAACAGGTCTTTTGCTTTTGACGTCACACGAGGGGCAACTTTGTCCACGACCGGCCCAGCAACGCCGCTGATAATCGCGCTCGTGGCCGCGTCGTCAAGTCGCTCAATCGGATTGCCTTCCGCTGCGCCAAA